TAGCGGAGATATATCAGGTCGTTTGGCATTTGAATCTACTGATTCAGTTCAAGATCAAGATGTAACTAGAACATATTCATTGACTATTCAGGCTTATTATCCTGCTTTCCCTCAAATAAATTCTATCAAAACATTTACATTAACTACATTACAAAAGTTTTATTTACCATATGATACTGTATATATTAAAGCTTTACCATCAATCAATGATAGATCAAAATTATCCTATCTACTATTCAATGATGGAATTATTCCACCAGAATATATATATCGTGCGGATGATTTATATTTTGGAAAATCAACTAGCGTAATTTATGACCATATATATGGAGTACCTAGCATTGCTAGAAATGATTTCTTTACAGAATATGTTAACGCTGTTCAGATAAATCACTATTGGAGAAATATTACATTAGGCGAAATTAAAGTTGCAGTTGCAAGAGATAGTGCCAATAATATTATATATGAAGTGGTCTATAGTGCAATACAAGATAATCTAGTAAATGCCGCTGGACAATCTATCAGTAAAGAAATTGTGTGGCCAAGAGCTATTAATTTAAACTTGAACAATTGGGTAGATTCATTAACTAATATCTATACATCATATACATATGACAATAGTAGTCCACTTGTCAAACAGTATATAGGTTTATATAGTACTACAAATTTGATACTAGATTCAATAACCGATATTGAAGTTGGTATGGTTATGACGGCCCCAATTAATTTTTCAGTGACTAATGACATATATGGTGCACCTCCAATTGTTGTATCAATTGACGCCGAAACATCTAGTATTGAAGTTAATGTTGAACAATTCTTGACTCTGAATCAACAAGTATTATTTAACAAGCCATTAGTTACTAGTTTAACTCCAGGTACTGCTCAAACATTGTATCCAAATAGTTTATCAAATATGCGTCAACAAATATATGATTCTCTTGGACAAATTAATGATCAAACATTATTACCAACTTGGATGACTAGTCAACAACTAGATGGATCTATTCCTGGATTTACTCCAGCATGGGTTATATGTTACGCTAAACCTGGATTTGGAGAGATTATTAAAAATAACATTGAAACATTATGGCCATACAAATTAAACGAAATTGATTTTCAATTGGATAGATTCGAAGTGGATCGTAGCAAAACATATAACTATGATGGTACAAATGTCAATGGACAACCAATTTGGAATACATTGCCAAGTGCTCAACCAAATGTTACTAATGATGATGCTGATAGTTATATCTATTTCCCAAGAAAAACTATTCTACCAAACAAAACACAATAAATATTACAATAACTGGATAAATTATGACTTCTAATATTAATACTGGATCAATTGACGTAAACTTCCCAACTCCTGGAGTGAATAACTCTAGTCAAGGATTTAGAACAAACTTTGCGGCAATCAGAAACAATCTAACTATCGCTGGTACAGAGATCGGTGATTTACAAAACAAAGCTATACTAAAAGCCGCTCTGACTGGAACTACTCTTAATAATGACATGAACAATGCTCAAATTAGTAATGCATTGACATTGGGATTTAGAGCCTCTACCTATAATTTAGGTAATAATTTATCAGGAACAGTAATCATTGATGTAACTAATGGTGATGTTCAATATGGTGTAATTACAGGTAATATTCAATTACAATTTGCTAAGTGGGCACCAACAGGAACTCAGAGTAATGTACAAGTAGTTTTACAAATAGGAAATAGTTTGGCTACTATTGATTTACCAAATAATGTTACTAATGGATTTGCAACAATACAAAATTATGAATCCAATGGTCAATATCCAGGTGGGAAAATTGGTTTACCTAGTGATTCAATTCAAGTTCATTATTTGTTTAGTACATTAGATTGCGGAACAAATATTGAAATTGCCCCAATGGATCATCCAAGACAATCTCAACAAGTGGTTAAAAGAATTGTTACCGCTCAAATTGGTAGACAGGGTGATTATAGTGGTGATGTTTGTATTGGAGCAGGATTTGGTATAGATACTATTCACATAGGTAGTCCTGGTACTACATATACAACGGCTAATGTTGTTATACCACCTCCAGATGTAGATGGTGGTGTTCAAGCCACTGCTACTGCTACAGTAGTAGCGGGAATAATAACTGATATTACTGTAACTGAAAATGGTAGTGGATACTTATATGCACCAGTTATATCTATTGTTGATCCAACCTCAAGTGGATCAGGTGCAGCTGCATCTGCCACATTATTAGGAATTCCTAATTATATGTATTTCTGTACTAATGATTATGATGGTAGTACTCTAATTTGGAATAAAGTATCAACTCAATCTTGGTGATAAAATGACTCATGGCATGGGACACCCGTTAATCGGCGATGTAAGTGATAAATCAATGGACGAATTGTCTGAAATTATAAGTGGATTAACCAAAAAGTTAAACTACGCATATAGAATTCAACATCAAGCCATGATTAATCAATTAACAATGACTCTTAATACATATAGAGCCGAATATTCAGTAAAACAAGATGCTCTTTGGAAAGAAGAATCTGGTGTAATTAGTGGTAAAATAGATATCCAATAACATCAAATACAGTTGACTTTAACTATTATTTGTGTTACTATATACAGATGAGAACTGACAACTACGGACAAATTATTCTATCAGAAAAGGATTTATGTAATCTTTATTTACAAAATCCAAATAGAGTAGTGTCAAAAACTCTAATAGATCACAGTATAAATATCAATGATGATTTGGAATTAACCAATATTCCACAATTAATTCAATATGTAACATCAACAGAAACAGTAGAAGAATTTGATAAAAGATTACAATCTAATTGGTATATGCCAGATGAATATAAAAATTTAGATATTGCCAAATGGATATTAGATCAATGTCAAACTGATTCAGAACGTCAAAGAGTTGGTGAAGAATTATTATTATATTTGGATAGAAATTTATTTCAATTACTACAGTATCTTAAATACTTAGTAGACACTATGAGAAAACATAATATAGTGTGGGGAGTAGGACGAGGTAGTTCTGTAGCCTCGTATGTATTGTATCTGATCGGAGTTCATAGAATAAACAGCCTGTACTATGATTTAGATATTGAAGAATTCTTAAGATAAGGAAATTAAAATGGCAACACATCGTTCAGCAATGGGTAAAGAAGTAGATATGGCAGCTCTACGTCAAAAAAATGACAAAACAAGAGCAGTTGGAAATATGAATGTTAATGCTCGTGGTGATATTATTGATAGTAATGGTCAAGTTATCAATGATAATAACAAACGTGTAAATGAATATTACATGAAAAGTGTTATCAATCGCGGAATTCGCCCAACATCAGTCGCACCCAAACGTGAAGTAAAAGAAACAGCCCCAGTAGTGGCACAAACTATGCCAAAAGTGGATGAAAAAGTAGAAATGACCAAAGAAGAGTTGGAATTTGATCAGGAAGATGCAATCATTCCAGAACCAAAATCAAAGAAATCAGATTCATCCAAAAAAGTTGATTAATATCTTAACATACAGTAATATAACAACATGAAACCAGCATACTCAGCAATTAAAGTAACAGAATCACAATTCAAACCATTACATGATACAGTATTGGTAAAAGATATGAATTTTGAAGAAAGAAAAATTGGATCAATTATCATAGTCAAAGATGATGGCAAAAATAGTGGTATTAGACCACGTTGGGCCGAAGTTTATGCCGTTGGTCCAGAACAAAATGATGTTCAAGTTGGACAATTTATCTGTGTAGAACATGGACGTTGGACTCGTGGTGTTGAAATTGAAGATGAAACAGGTCGTCATACAATTCGTAAAGTTGATCCAAAAGATATTATGTTGGTCAGTGATGAACGTGTAGATGATGCTACAATGAGTGATAAAGTATGATAAGAAAATCATTATACAAATTATTTCGTTGGGTTAATAATTATGGTTCAAATACTTTGATAGATAATGATATTACTTTAAGTAATAGTGGTCGTGGTCTCAGCACAAAGAGATCATATGATTCATCTGTCGGTGAAGGAATTGGTAAACCTGGTATGAATTTTACTATTCATCCAGCTGCCGGAGGATATATTCTGGAATATCGTGTTTATGATCAACACACTGAACGTAGCGACAACAAATTACATATTATTAACGAAGATCAAGACCTAGGCGAAAGCATTGGTAAGATCATAACTTTGGAAATACTGAGAACCTAATGAGTAAAGTGATTTATCTATGTGTGAAAACTCATAAAATCACTGGATTAAAATATCTGTGTAAAACAACACGAGATCCATATAAATATCGTGGGTCTGGAGTTTATTGGAAAAGACATCTAAAAATACATGGAATAGATCATGACACTGAAATTATAAAAGAATGTAAGAACTCAGACGAGATACGAGAATGGGGTCTACATTATTCAGAATTATGGAATGTTGTAGAAAGTGACGAATGGGCCAATCTAAGACCAGAATCAGGAGACGGAGGAGATACAAGTAAATTTATTGACTACTCTTCGTTTAGTAAAATGAATTCTGGAAAAAATAATCCTATGTATGGGTCTGTTGGCGGAATGGCGGGAAAAACACACACTAAAGAAACTATAACACAACAGAAAGAATCACATCGTAAAGTATGGGAAAATATGTCTGTCGAAAAGAGAAAAGAAAGATCGGCATCAGTGACAGGAAATAAAAATGCAATGTATGGAAATCAACCAACCAATAATCCTGGACATAAAGTAGAGATTGATGGAGTGATATATGATTCAATCAGACAGGCATCCAAAATTACTGGAATATCAGTTCATTTTATAAAAAGAAACGGAAAAATATTATGAGTTTAACTAATCGTTTGTGGACAGAACGCTATAGACCAAAGAAAATCGACGACTATGTTTTTGTAGATGAACGTCAACGTCAACAAGTATCAGATTGGATTAAAAGTGAATCCATTCCAAACTTATTGTTTAGTGGAGAACCAGGAACTGGTAAAACAACACTAGCAAAAGTTCTTATCAATGAACTAGACGTAAATGAATATGATGTATTGGAAATTAATGCCAGTCGTGAGAATGGTGTTGATGTTATTCGTGACAAGATTCTAGGTTTTGTTCAAACTATGCCATTTGGTCGGTTTAAGATCGTTCTATTAGACGAAGCTGACTATATGACACCAGCAGGACAGGCTATGTTACGTGGTGATATTGAATCTTATCACAGTACAGTTAGATTCATTTTAACTTGTAACTATGCACATAGAATCATTCCGGCATTAAAATCACGTTGTCATGAATTTCATATTACCAAAAGTGATAGAATAGAATTTACTGCCAGAGCGGCCACGGTATTGGTTACTGAAAATGTTGATTTTGATTTGGATACACTTGATGCCTATGTCGGCGCTACATATCCAGATTTACGTAAATGTTTGAATCAACTTCAAACTAATAGTATGAGTGGTAAATTGGCATCAGTACAAAACAGTGGCAATGATCAAGATGCTATGTTGATTGAGATTACTAATCTATTTAAAGGTGGTAAAGTATTAGAAGGTCGTCAACAACTGTTACAGTTTCTTGGATTAAATCCAACAAGATTAGAAGATATTTACAAATGGACTTATGTCAATCTTGATCTTTGGGGTAATACTACAGAACAGAAAGATCAGGCAATTGTAGTAATCAGAAATGGTTTGGCGAATCTATCATTGGTTGGTATCCCAGAAATAAGTTTGGCAGCAACTATGGTAGAATTAACACAAATACGAGGATAACATGGCAAATAAAGAAAAGATTAACGAGAACTTCAGTCTGAGTTATAATAGTCGTGAAGACGGTACCGGTGACACCGTAATGGACGTTTCAATCAACTTTGATAATCCCAAGAGTGATGAAGTAATCATGATTAGATTAAACACATGGTTACAGGCAATTGGAAGACCATGTTTGATAGTTTCATATGATAAGAACACATTAGGACCATAATGAGATATTTACTAGTAACATTTTTAAGAAAATCTGGTGGTCGTATTGATGAACAGGCTGGATTTAGTAAGGTCATCAAACAAAAAGATTTGAGTGAATGTAATGTCATTCTTGATTATCAAGAACAAAAAGTTGTTAAATGTGTAATTGAAGGGAAAGTTGTACCAACCTCGTTTGAAAGTATGCATGAATATTATAAGAAAGTATATCCAAACATGATTACACAAATGGAACACTTTCAAATGGACAAACTCAAGGACAAATTTAAGTGAACGAAAACGTAATCTTAACCGACATTGACGGTGTTGTTCTCAATTGGGAATATTCATTCAATTGCTGGATGGAACAACACGGACATAAACAAATTGTTGGTGGTAATCTTAAATATAATATTGGTGATCGTTATGGAATTGAAGATTCTGTTGGTAGACAATTGATTAAGTACTTTAATGAAAGTGCCTCAATTGGTTTCTTACCACCATTACGAGATGCAATGTATTATATCAAAAAACTACATGAAGAACATGGTTATGTTTTTCATGCTATTACTAGTTTGAGTATTGATCAAAATACTTGTCGCTTACGTGAAATGAATTTGAAAAAGTTATTTGGTGAAACTGCATTTGAAAAGTTTGTATTCTTGGATACAGGGGCAGATAAAGATCAAGCACTATTACCATATAAGAATAGTGAACTATACTGGATTGAGGATAAACCTGAAAATGCAGAGTGTGGTTATAATCTTGGTCTTAAGAGTTTACTTATGACTCACGGTCACAATATGAATCACTTGAACCCAGAAATTCCAGCAGTAAAAAACTGGGCTCATGTGTATTCTATTATAACTGGAAATTAACGATATAGTTTAAGTACATCTCCAATTAATCTGTGACGTTGAATATCTCTATTGTCAAATTTACAAGTTTCAATTCCAGATATTGGGCTATTCTGCAACTTCTGTTGTAAATCTAATAGTCCGTTATCAGGGGTCTTTCTGTCTGTTTGATCAGTATCTCCCGTGATTATGATTTTACTACCAACTCCAATACGAGTCAGTAACATTTTCATTTGAGCGGGTGTGGCATTTTGTCCCTCATCTAATATCAGATATGTATTTTTAAACGTTCTTCCTCTGAGATATCCCAATGGGGCAAATTCAATTAATTGTTCGGCCAACATTAGTTCTACTTCTTTTACGGCGTAGAATTCATGTAACACATCAACCATTGGTCTAACCCATGGTGCAAGTTTCTCAGTCAAATCACCAGGCAAGAATCCATGATCCTCATCTTCTATAGATACATTTGGGCGACATAATACAATTCTGTCACATTCACGATCTCTCATGGCCTGAATAGCAGCCAACATAGCCAAGTATGTTTTCCCCGTACCAGCCGGCCCACTAACCACGACTACATCAGTGTCTTGATTCTGTAAGGCTAATATGTACTTTTCTTGATTTACTGTTTTTGGTACCAAACTAACAGATTTACGCTGTTTTTGGGGATTGAATCTGATTGTATTTGTTTCAATGTCCATAGTTTGATTTTTTTGATAATAAGTTTGGTGATGTTTGTGTGACTGTGTTAGAAATGCTGACTGCTCTTTGCGCAATGCGCCTGATTTTCTACGTGCCAAGGTAAATCTCCTGAGATTAGAATGGTTGATCTGCCCTAGAGCAGATAAAGTATTTACATACGATGATTGGTTATCAAATGTACTGTGATTAGTCATGAATTTATGATAAATAATGAGATGTACCGTAAATATATCAACTTTCAAAAACTCATTCAATTCATCAAAATGATAAATACTATTATTATGAAGGCATTTATCAATGACTAAAAAGACCACGTTCTTAGATTCTCCAAAATGGGAAGAAATTGTCAACAATGTGAAGGGAATTATGGTTTCGAACGGAACTATGTCTACTTTATTAGACTTTGAACGAGTATTATCTGAGGCAGATATTTATGCTTATAAGAATTGGGAATTAGGTGAATTGGTTGATGGACCAATTATTAGACGATATGAAGTAATTTGTACGTTTATGTGGCCAAGTGGTATTATGCCTGATCCACGTGGTGCCAAAAGATTATTGCCATTAGGCTGTACAGTTAAATTTAAAAAGACAACATTAAAAGTTCCAGTTGAAATTAAAGACCCAAGTGATTTTAAACCGGGAACACATTATCCAAAATTAATTGATAGAAAAGTATGGTTAGTTAATATCATTATGCCAAAAGCATTGATGAATGATATACGTGAAGGTAGTATTGACTTAGCTGGTCAGACAATTGATCTTGAAGATTTAGATGATGCTTACGCTAAAGATTATGATACTGATAGTCTTAAAGAGTTTGATCAACAATCAGAAAATCAAGATAATACTGACATGAATGATGATCTGAACAATCTTCCAGGACTATAATATGACTAAACAATTAAATGAAAGTTTACAATATTTAGATATGGAACGTCAGATGTTACCAATTTTAAATATAGATCAATATGAATCTAAGATTGGTGATAATAGTGATTATGTCACTATTAGTTTTACTATGAATAGTAAAGCTGCGGCTGATGATTTATGTAGTTGGTTAGAACGTGGTTATGATTGGGTAATTGACGCGGATACAAGTCCTGGTGAAGTTAATAAAGGTAAATTTTTAGTATTTGTTGAAATGAATCGTAGATTACGAGTTCCAGAAAGAATCATTGAAATGTTAGATGATTTGGAAACACTGACTGGTTTAACACTTAAGGATTGGAAATTGAATATCAATGATAAATTTTTACCAGCTAATGAAGGATCAATCAGAGATAACATTACTTTAAGTCCACATGATTATAGAATGAAAAATCCAACAGAAGAAGAATCCGAAGAATCTGATCTTAATGAAATGAGAGAATTGGCTGGATTAGAACCACATACTAGTTATGTAGCGGATGAAGATTTAAAGTTTATTCAGCGTCGCGCCGGAATCATTTAATCTAAGTATCCAAAACATTTGAATTTAAATCTGTTTTGCGTTATAATCATTTATGGATTATTATAATATACTTGGTGTCACTAAGACAGCCTCTCAACAAGAAATAAAACAAGCGTATAGACGTTTGGCATCCAAACATCATCCAGATCGTGGTGGAGATACGGCTGAATTTCAAAAAATAGAAGAAGCCTATAGAACATTAAGTGATGATGAAAAACGTCAACAATATGATAATCCAAATCCATATCAAAATATGTCTGGATTTCCATTTGGACCAAATGGAAATATTAATATTTTTGAGGAAATGTTTAATCAGTTTAACAGGCAACGTCAACAAAGAATTTATACTGTAACTGTATTCATAAAATTAGAACAAGTGGCTACTGGAAGTATGGAAACAATTAATGTTAATACTCCAGCCGGTGGTAAAACATTTCAAATATCTGTTCCAAAAGGAATAGAAGACGGACAAAAAATCAACTATGAAAATTTAATGTCTGATGGTGTTCTACAAATCATGTTCAGAATTCATCCACATCCGATATTTGAAAGACGTAGATTAGATTTGATTTCTACTAAAGAACTTTCTGTTATTGATTTAATATTAGGAACTACCATTAGTTTTACAACCATTTATAATCAAACTTTGGAGATTACCATACATCCACGAACAAAACCAGGTTCCAGTTTAAGAATTTCCGGTAAAGGATTGGAAGCTTCCAATCAACGAGGTAACCAGTATATATTGATTACCGCATTAATACCTGATACAATCAGTACTGAACTAATTACTGCTCTTGAACAAGAGCGCAATAAAACTCTTAACTAGGAAATTTATGATTAATAATCCAGATGTAGAACGTATTATAGAACAAGCCGTCTTTATGGCCAAAGAAAGAAAACATGAATACGTAACATTAGAACATACTTTATTAAGTATGATTACTTATGAACCATTTAAGAAACAACTTGATAAGTTTGGGGTTGATACTGAAATGATGACCAAAGATGTATCCGATTATTTAAATGGATTAACATCATTAGTTAAAACTAATTCAACTGAACCATTACAACCACGTAAAACAAATGCATTAGAGCGAATGTTTAGTCGCGCTGTAACACAAGTATTGTTTACTGGTCGTCGTCAAATTGAAATCATTGATTTGTATCTAAGTATCTTTCAAGAATCTAATAGTCATGCTCAATATTTCTTATTGAAATGGGGTGTAACACGAAATGAATTTGTGACATTTTGGCAAAAGAATTATAAACATGATAAATCTTCTTCAAAATTAAGTGATGATCAAGCAACTGAAATTTTGGAAGAATATACAATTAATCTTACAGATTTGGCTCGTCAAAATAAAATTGAACCAGTAATTGGTCGTGAACAAGAGATTGAAGACATTGTTATGATCTTGGCTAAACGATTCAAGGCTAACGTACTCATGGTTGGTGATCCAGGTACTGGTAAAACTGCTATTGCTGAAGGATTGGCTAGTCGTATTATTGACAACAATGTACCTGACTTCTTGAAAGATCATGAATTGTATTCGCTTGAGATTGGTTCATTGTTGGCTGGTAGTAAGTATCGTGGTGACTTTGAAGAAAAAGTTAAGAATGTTATTGATGCACTAACTTCAAAGAAAAATGTTATTCTATTCATTGATGAAGCACATACAATGAAAGGTGCTGGTAGTGGTAGTAATAGTAGTCTTGACTTTGCTAATATGTTTAAACCAGCTATCACAAAAGGTACACTAAAGATCATTGCTAGTACTACATGGGAAGAATATTACGAATCATTTGAAAAAGATCGTGCCTTGATGCGTCGTTTCTATCGTGTAAGTATTGATGAACCTGATCTGGAAACTACAGAAAAAATTCTAACTGGCCTGTCAGAACGATTAAGTGATTTTCATAAAGTTGAAATTCAATCTAGTGCTATCAAGGCATCAGTTGAATTAAGTAATCGTTATGTACATGATCGTAAGAATCCTGATAAGTCAATTGATTTGTTAGATGCCGCTTGTGCAAAAGAACGAGTATTGGGTCTATCAAATAATAAAATTACTGATGTAGAAATTCGTGAACAAGTTACCAAGATGTGTGGTATTCCTCAGGATAAAATCAGTACTGATGTTAGTGATAGAATGATTAATCTTGAAAGTAATATTAAAACTAAATTGTATGGTCAAGATGAAGCATTGAATAATGTACTTGAACGTGTATATGTTAGTTATGCTGGTATTGCCAATGAGAAAAAACCTATGGCAAGTTTCTTATTCTTAGGACCAACTGGTACTGGTAAAACAGAATTGGCTCGTCTATTAAGTGAGAATCTTAACATGCCACTATTGAAATATGATATGAGTGAATATCAAGAGAAACATAGTGTAGCCGCACTGATTGGTGCCCCACCAGGATATGTAGGATACGGTGAAGGTAATCTTGGTGGTGGTAAAATCATCAATGATCTAAGTAAAAATCCATATTCAATCTTATTGTTTGATGAAGTTGAAAAGGCACATCCAGATGTATATAACTTGTTCTTACAATTGTTGGATGAGGGTCGTATTACTGGTACTAATGGTAAAACAGTTAATGCAAAAAACACAATCGTTATCATGACCAGTAATTTAGGATCGGCTGATAGTGAACGTAATAATATTGGTTTTGGCGATCAAGATAAATCTGGTGAAGATGATAAGGCATTAAAAGAATTCTTCAAACCAGAATTACGTAATCGTATTGATATGATTTGTAAGTTTACTAAACTTGATACATTGGCGATTAAAAAGATTGTAGTTAAGTTTGTTAATGAATTGAAAACTCAATTGACTGATCAACATAATATTAATATGACATTAACTGAAGAGTTAATTGATCATTTGGCAAAGATTGGATATGATCCTAAGATGGGTGCCAGACCACTTGCTCGTAAGATTGATGAACTTATTCGTGTACCTTTAAGTAAGAAAATCTTGTTTGAGAAAGTTAATAATTCTACTATAGTTGCTGATTATGTCAATGATAAGGTTGTATTTGATATTACAGTTAAGTTATCAGAAACCATGGCTACTGTTGGTACAGATGGAATCATTAGACTAGAATAATGATAACTGAATCAGATTTTAAATTAGATTCTGCTCAATTGACATTTTATCATGATAAATTCAAGTATAAAATGTCAATTTGGATTAAAGGTATTCATTTTTTTAGAACAACAAAATCCATATATGAATATTCTCAGAAAGTAGATGAATATTATATTAATAGAATGTATTATCATGATATAAATTCAATAGTATCTGATTCTAAATTATTAAAACCAATAGAAAATTTAATAGTATGGAGATCATCAATAATTGAGAAAAATCTTGATTTTAAATTAAGATTTGGTGAAAACAAAATCACAATTTATGCTAATGATTTTACTGTATTTGAATTGTTATTAACAGAACTTAAATATTCTAAAGATGATACTATCATAAGTTATAATTATTCAGAACCAATGACGAATTACGAAAGAGGAGTAATATATCAAAAAGAACCTAAACGAAAATTCAGAATTTATATGAAAAATATGTTGTATACTACAGATCAACGAGAAAAATTATATGAATATATAAGTCGTTATGATATTACAATGTCTCCATCAATGACAAAATGGGTTACTGGTAAAGCTTCAAGTCAAATATTTTCCGGTATGCAAAATTATAATCTCATGTATGCATGGGATAATTACTTTTTTGATTTTGATCAAGAATCATTGATAACATTATTATCTTTAAAATTTGAAAATTTGATTAGAAAAGTGTGTACGATACAAAAAAGATAAATACTCTATAATGGAGTATTATAATGGCTAAAATTCAAGAAGAAATAATTGTAATTAAATTGAGTAAACTTGTCAAAGAAGTTGAAGACTCATTGACTACTGAAGAATTTGTTCAAAATATAGAAGCAATTGTACAAGAATTGGTCGGTGATAGTATCATCGTTGAGGTGGAGAAAGCGTAATGGCGCAAGGAACAACAGTTGTTTTACTTCCACAAACTGCATATCCTGGACCACCAGGTGTTAGTATTTCTATAGATGGAACAAAACAACAGGCAGCTGCTTATTACTTAGCCAATCGTGATCTTCAAACTATTAGTTGGAATCTAGGTCAAGTACCACAACATAATAATCAACAAAGTAATCCAGTTTTTATTGGCAATATCTATATTCAAGCCAGTATTGCTACTGATCCAACATTAGATAGTGATTGGTTTACTGTATATCAATTAGATGTAACTCCTGGAGTTCAAAACGTTCAACAAGGATATAATAATTTAGTTGGTAATTATGTATGGCTCAGAGCAACAGTTAGAAATTGGACTCAGGGTGCAATATCATTAGTAGCAGCGAGTTATTAATATGACACAAGATCAATTATTGAAACTAATTAAACAAAGCAGAACTATGTTAGAATCTGCTACTCCGGAACAAAAAATACGTCTATTGAAATTGATCAAAGAAGGATATAAATCATTAAAACAAACAGTAGTAGAATCTTCTGAGTCAATAGAGATAAATAACGACTATTTGGACGAAAAGTAATTTTTTCACTGTCATAATATCCTGTAAATAATAGTATCTTACAGGATATAATATGGCACGTAAACAAAAAGAAGTAAATCTCACAGAAGAATTAAAATCAAAAAAATCTGGTAAAATGTCAGCTAATAAATCAGTTGAATCTCCAGCGATTATTATACCAAAAACTCCCAAAAAATCAAAGAAAGAAATCCCAGTTGATGCCGTATTAGAGATGGCAGACAAAGCTCCACAAGAGTCTAGAGCTGGCGGATTAGCACCAAAATCAAATGAAAAATCTATAGATGTTAAGAAAGATGGAAAAGCAACATTAAAACCAGGTCAAATTCAAATTCAAGTTGATACTGAATTTCTAAAAACAACTCGTTGTCATATTGCCATGCCATGTTATGGTGGTATGTTAACTGAATCAACATTTATGAGTTTCATTAAATTTAGTAATGCGACTAGACAAATGGGAATTGATTGGACAATAGAAACTATGGTCAATGAATCATTAATCAGTCGTGCCAGAAATACATTAACTGCCAAATTTTTACATCAGAAAGAATCAACTCATTTGATGTTTATTGATGCTGATATTGGTTGGGAAGCATGGCATTTATTAGCATTACTTAATCATAATAAAGATATGATTGGTGGATTATATCCAATGAAATCAATGCCAATTAAGTGGGTAGTCAATGGGTTTGATGGAGCAGAAACTGGAGAAAATGGTCTTCAAGAAGTTAGTAAGGCTGGTACAGGTTTCTTATTGACTAAACGTGATGTATTCTCTAAGTTAGCCACTCATCCAGCCGTTAAATCATATAAGAATGATATTGGACTAGATCCAGTTTATGATCAATATTTACGTACATATTGGGATACTGCAGTTCGTCAAGGAAGATATTATAGTGAAGATTGGACTGCTTGTGAAAATTGGCGTGATGTTGGTGGTAAGATTTGGGTAGATAAACGTATTCTGTTACGTCATACTGGATCATATATGTACTGTATGGAAAATCAACAATTATTATTAGATAGTATTGGACCACAATATATGGACATCATGGTCAAATCTGGTAAAGCTCAATTGATTGATACTAGTAAAGTTAAAAAAGTAAAATCTAAGTAAAAATGGGGAGAGTTCGCTCTCCCTTATCATTTTCTGATAAATATTAATGTTATAAGGAACCTATCATGACAAAAATAATATCGGCTGAAAGAATTGACGTTACACAAGATCCACAATTAAATAAACAATATAATCCTAATTATAAAGAACCAGTTAAAATAGATCCAAAAACAATTAAGATTCCAAGATATAATTGGATTCCTGATAAATTTGATGCTAGAGATTTTAAATATCAAATTGTACCAACTGCCACGGCTAATAGAGTTGATTTAAGACCATATTGTGTGGCAATTCAAGATCAAGGACAATTAGGTAGCTGTACTGCTAATGCTATTGCTGGTGCCATTGAATATTTAGATAAAAAAAATAATAAATTAACCTATGTTAGTAGATTGTATATATATTATTATGAAAGATTATTAGAGGGTACTGTAAATTATGATAGTGGTGCCTATATTAGAGATGGCATTAGAGCAACATATACTTATGGTGCATCACAAGAATCATTATGGCCGTATAATATTAGTAAATATAAGATTAAACCAAGTGATGTGGCAATAGCAGATGCGGCAAAGAGAAAAGTAACATTATATGAACGAGCATTAAATTTTGATGCTTGTATTAATGCAATTGCAAATGGATTTCCTGTAACTGTTGGATTTTATGTATATAGTAGTTTTGAATCTGGTAATTGGTGGTATACAACTGGATTAATGCCATATCCAAATACTTCTAGAGAATCATTACTAGGTGGACATGCTGTATTATTAGTAGGATATGATAAAACTAATAATTATTTTATAGCACGAAATAGTTGGGGTACAAATTGGGGATTGAGTGGATATTTTTATATGCCCTTTCAAGTAATACAAAACACAAGTATGAGTTCAGATTTCTGGGTCATAAAATCAGTTAACAATCAATAGAATATATGAATATCAATGAATTAGAATCTTACAAATTAAGTGATGCAATTAAATTTCACACAGAATTAAATCCAATGTTATTTAATGATGAACATATGGCATCTGATGTTAGAGAAAAAT